TATTACAAGTACACCAAATCAGGATGACGACCAGTTTGCAAACATTTGGCGTGAAGCCAACAGATGTCAGGATGACTTTGGTAATGCAAAGGAAACTGGTATTAATGGATTTAGAAGTTATAGTGCAGATTGGACATCACATCCAGATCGTGATCAAGAATGGGCAGATGTTGAACAAGGTAAAATTGGTGAAGAACGATTTAGACGTGAACACTTAAATGAATTTATTGCGTTTGATGAAACACTTATTGATAGTTTAAAACTTGCTATGATGAGTGGTGTAGATCCTTGGATTAAGATGGGACAAATACGTTGGTATAAACCAGTAACGGCAGGTCATATTTACATGATTGCATTAGATCCTAGTTTAGGCACAGGTGGTGACGCCGCCGCTATACAAGTATATGAACTTCCAGGAATGAAACAGGTAGCTGAGTGGCAACATAACAAAACCCCTATACAACAGCAAGTTAAAATTATACAAAAAATATGTGAACACATTGAAAGTGAAAGCAATGGCAGAAGTGAAATATATTGGAGTATGGAAAATAACTCTTTAGGAGAAGCAGGATTAGTTACTGTAGAAGAAATGGGCGAAGAAAATTTTCCAGGAACATTCTTAAGCCAAAGCAAAACCCATGGTAATGCAAAGTCATTTCGAAGAGGATTTACTACAACGCATAAAAGTAAAATTAGTGCATGTGCTAAACTAAAGCAATGGGTAGAAACAGGCAAGTGCGAAGTAGCAAGTAAAAATTTACTTAAAGAGCTTAAAACATTTATTGCACGTGGTAATAGTTTTAGTGCCAAAGAGGGCGAGCATGATGATCTGGTAATGGCACTTGTATTAATTATTAGAATGGCTCAAGAAGTTACTAAGTATGAAGAAGATGCATACGAATTCTTTGATGCGGCAGGGGATGATGACTATGATGACCCAATGCCAATGGTATTTTTGTAACAAAAGGCATAAATAACTATAGTAACAAAAGGAAGTTATCTCATGGATCAAATATCTAACGAAATATTTAATATATTAAAAGGCGCAAACTATAAGTTACGTCTGTTTACACTAGCAGGTGCCAAGACATTAAATCCAAGCGAAGCCACACGTTTTTATGCGTATGACCAAGACTTGATGATTTCAGTTAGAACAGAAAGTAAGAACCTTGAAGTAGCAGTACAGGCAGGATTGAATTATGATATTACAGATAATGCAAAATTGATTGCCGCTATTAAAAAGGTAACACATAACAATTTAGGTGAATTTACAGTGAGAAACTTTGATAAAAAAATAGAACCAAAAGACTTTAGCCACCAAAGTGTACATGAGAGTGCATTTGGCAAAGCATTTGGTAGCATTAAAACTAGCTACATCCCAAGCGCAAACGCAAAACTAATTATTAAACATACTAAAGGTGTTAATGAAGAAAAGCGTGGAGCAAGAAGTAGAAACATTCATAGTTTGTTCATTGAAAATACACAAGGCGAAAAATTCCATTTCCCACACAAATATATGGCTGGTGCAAAAGCAATGACGAAGCACGTTAATGAAGGTGGCACGCCATACGATGAAAAAGGAAAACAAATTTTAGCAGTATGTGAAGAAGTAGTTGACTTATCAAAATTTGTAATGCATACTAGAAGAAACAAGCTAGTAAGCGAATCAAACAATGATATCGTTGATCTAGTTAAAGCCAAACTTGCAGAAAGCAAGCAAGTGATTAAGTCATTAATCACTAACAAAGGTTATGCTGGATTTACACCAGTAACAGTAAAAGAAACATTAGAAGAAGATGATTTAGGGGTTGACATTGCAGAACGTTTCCCTTATAATACATTTACGGAAAGCGGCTTAGACAATGTCTTGGGCCGTGTAAACAGACTTGTATCAGAGACACAAAGGATCACAACTATGAATAATGAATTATTTGGTAAACTTTTTACAATGATTGAATCAAAGCAAAATCTAGGACTACAGGTAGATAAAAACGATCCTGAAAACCCTAATAATGAAGATCAAACAAAGTACTCAGGCAACGAAGGTATTACTGCTAAACTAAGTAGTATGCTATCATATATTGCACAACGTTCAACAAATGACGAGCTATCAAACACAGTGGCACAACTTAGTGAAAACGTACATAGTATGGATCAAAATACAAAAATGGCACTTGCAAAGTTTGTTAACTATGCAATGTATGCGCCAAAAACGGAATCTGTTGAGAAATCAACAGCTATTGACGCAGAAGTAACAACACAACTGCGTAATAAGATTTCTTAATAAGAAGTCAAAAAATTGCTTGACAGTGAGCAATAAAAGTACTACACTGTATATACTAATAAAGGCAACGTAATCAATAGGTTACTTAAAACAAACAACTTACAAAGTGGAACACAGTGTTCCGCTACCATTAAAGGCTAATAAAGGCACAAGGAGAAATATAATGGCATCACTAGCAGAAATCAGAGCAAAATTGCTCGAACAAGATTCAAAGTCAAACGGAAATAACCGCTCACAGGGTTCCGGAGACAATCAAATTTTCACACATTGGAATATTAACGAAGGCGATACAGCAACATTGCGATTCCTTCCAGACTCAGACGAAAGCAATACGTTCTTTTGGAAAGAACGTCAAATGATTCGTTTGGAATTTTCCGGTGTAAAAGGCGGCGACGAAAACAAACCAGTAACAATTCAAGTACCTTGTATTGAAACTTGGGGCGATACATGTCCCGTACACGCAGAAATCCGTCCATGGTTTAAAGATCCTTCAATGGAAGATATGGCACGTAGATTCTGGAAAAAACGTTCTTACATCTTCCAAGGGTTTGTACCAGAGAACCCATTGCAAGAAGAAGCACCAGCAAATCCAATTCGTCGATTTGTTATCTCACCTCAAATTTTTAAAATTATTAGTGCAGCACTAATGGATCCAGAATTCCAAGAACTGCCAACTGATTATGAAATGGGTACAGACTTTAAAGTAGTCAAAGGTAAAAAAGGTCAGTATGCTGACTATGGTACATCAAACTGGGCTCGACGTGAACGCTCACTTAACGAGGCAGAGCGTGAAGCAATCAATACACATGGGTTATACAACCTAAATGACTTCCTTCCTAAGAAGCCAGATGCAGAACATCTAAATGCTATCTTTGAAATGTTTGAAGCAAGTGTAGACGGTCAATTGTATGACCCAGAGCGTTTTGCTAATTACTATCGTCCATATGGCGTAGATGCTCCATCATCAGGACCACGTCCAATGGCATCAGCACCAGTAGCGGCACCTGCTCCAGTAGCGGCTCCAGCACCAGTAGCGGCTCCAGCACCAGTAGCGGCACCTGCTCCAGTAGCACAAGCAGCTCCAGTTGCTGAAACTGTAACTGATACAGGTTGGGTAGATGCAGCACCAACGCCTGAAGCAGACACTGGCAAGGCATCAGCGCAAGATATTCTTGCAGCAATCCGCTCACGCCCAAAAACTTAACATAAACAATCGTGTGGGGGGCAATGCCCCCTACTACCTTTTAACCAGGAGATACACATGGCACGACCATTCGATGTAAGCAAATTCCGCAAGAGTATTACTAAAGCGGTACCCGGACTAAGTGTCGGGTTTAATGATCCAGATACATGGATCTCGACGGGTAATTTTACCCTAAACAAACTAATTAGTGGAGACTTTAACAAAGGTATTCCACTTGGCAAAGTATCAGTACTAGCTGGTGAATCAGGCGCAGGTAAATCATATATTGCATCTGGTAACATTGTAAAGCAAGCACAAGATCAAGGTATTTTTGTTGTACTAATTGATACTGAAAATGCTCTTGATGAAAAATGGCTACATGCACTAGATGTAGATACAAGTCCAGATAAGTTGCTAAAACTTAACTTAGCAATGATTGACGATGTTGCTAAAGTGATTAGTGACTTCATGCAAGACTACAAAAAAGAGTTTGCAGACAAGGAAAAGGACGAACGTCCTAAAGTATTGTTTGTAGTTGATTCATTGGGCATGATGCTCACACCAACAGACGTTAAGCAGTTTGAAGCTGGTGATATGAAAGGTGATCTAGGACGCAAGCCCAAAGCACTAACAGCACTAGTTCGCAATACTGTTAATATGTTTGGTGAATATAATGTAGGCCTTATGGCAACTAACCACACTTATGCATCACAAGATATGTTTGATCCAGATGACAAGATCTCAGGCGGTCAAGGCTTTATCTATGCATCAAGTATTGTAGTTGCAATGCG